CTCGATAGATTCCATGTGGCCGTATTCGTAAATTCTTGAGAGTGTATATGAAGATTTGTCCTCTGTTCCTCAATCAACAACCCCTCACGATTACCCACAAGCCTTTGCTCATCAGTCAATACTTCCTGAATCTTTCCTGTAGCTGTGCGTGCTGTTGCAGAAGATGCACGAGTGAAGTCCAACGCCTCATTGAAAGGCATTTGCGTCAGACTGTTGACCGGCCCTTCATAAACTGCGTATTTGTTATTGGCAAAGTCCAGTGACAACGTGGCTTGATTGAGCAGGTCTTCACGAAGAACTCTACTATTGTACGTTTCTACTTGAAGCTTTTCAGCAACATCACTCTGTAATTGAGAAATGTCAGATTGCGATTGGGTAACTTCTCCGTCAAGAGATGCAACGTCATTGATGGAAGTGACAAGTTCTTTAAAGTTATTATCCATCTCTTCATACGATAGAGTTCTGTCAACTCCACCATTAGACGCAAGTCTTAATGTGATATTGTTAGGATTTGCCATTTGATAAACCTATATAGTGAATTCTGTAATAATTCTATTTATATAAAATAAACTTAATAAGATTTACTGAGAATCTAAACTAGTATAGAATAGATTTAATAATTCAATTTATTAAGGAGTAATTATGTATAGACTGGCTATCATTTCAATTGACTCAGGTCATTGTATTGCAAATCCTATTTATAGTTCGTTTGAAAATGCTGAAGCAGAACTCAATGGATATTTGAATGCAAGACACCATGTTATATATAGACTAGATTCAGACTGTGGTAAAATATTCTTTATTCCAGTAAAAGCTAACTTATCTTTTGTAATTGAATCTGCAGAATCTGCAGAAGATGAATATAATAGTAATGAATAATTTGTTAAGGATAATTTGATGCTTCATATTTTAAAAGAACTCGAGTCACATTCTGGTCGTAATGACAAAGAAGCGATTCTGAAAAAATTATCAGAGAAAGAAGCCAAAGCATTTAAGTATATTGCTTTTCTTACTTACGATCCTTCTATTAATTTCTATACCAAAGCATTCAATACTAATGTTGATCAGCACGTTGGTTGTGTTACATTAAGTCAAGCGTTATATGATCTTCAAAATACAATTGCAACACGTCTTATTACTGGTAAGAAAGCTAAGACTTGGATTGAACAGCAATATGAAATGCTTAGTGAAGATGATGCAGAAGTATTTAAGCGTATTGTAAAACGTGATTTGAAATGCGGTATTTCAGAAAGTACAATCAATAAGATTTTTCCTGGAACCGTTTATGAAGAAAAATATATGCGATGTTCTTCATTTAGCGAAAAGAACATGAAGAATATCTCATTTCCTTGTCTGTCTCAAACAAAAATGGATGGACTGTATGTTGACATCATTGTAAGAGATCGTCAAGTACAATATGTTACACGTGGTGGTTCATATCTAAACATCGGTGGTATTTTAAACAGTATCATTCCTCAAAAGATCAACAATACTGTTTTCAATTGTGAAGTGGTTGCTCTTAATGATGATAAAGAAACTTACATGGATCGCTCCAAGTCAAATGGATATGTCAATTCAAGCAGAGTTGATCCTGAAAGGTTAGTCTTTATCATTTGGGATACGATCTCTACAGATGAATATGATGCTAAGAAATCAGATCGTGAATATCAAGAAAGATTGGATGTAACAAAAGATGCTGTTCATCTGGTCAATCATAAACGTTTCAAGCTTGTTGAGAATAAAGTTTGTAATAATGCAGATGATGTAATTGAACACTTCAAAGAAAATCGTGAGAAAGGTGAAGAAGGTACAGTTGTTAAAGATTATTGTGGAAAGTGGAAAGCTGGTACTTCTAAGCATCAGATCAAAGTTAAGATCATTTTTGATTGTGAATTGAAATTGGTTGGTTGGAAGAAAGGATCGGAAGATAGCAAACACAAAAACACTTTTGGTTCTCTGATCTTTGAATCATCTGATGGGTTACTTGAAGTGGCTCCTGGGATTGGATATAAAGATGACGAAAGACCGTTTATCTTTATGGAACTCGAAAAGATGATTGAACAAGGTGCTGTTGCAACAATTGCAGGTAATGATATTGTTGAGTCAGACAGCAAGCCAGGAATGAAATCAATATTTCTACCACGATTTATTGAATTTAGATCAGATAAATTAAAAGCAGACAGTCTTGATAGAATTCAAGAACAACTCAATTCATGTTTAGACATTCTTAAGAAGATGGAGAAGTAATATGGAACCTGATGAAACAATAGTAGAGCAAAAAGAACAACCTAAAGAACAAAAATATAACTACATTTTCCAATTGGTGAATGTAGATAGTGGTAAATTGATCTTTCAATCAGAGATTATCAGTTACGAACAGATGAATCAGATCGTTGTTACTTTTGAAAATACAGACGGCGGCATTCGTAAGATTCGTGCAAAGAATTCTCAAGGAGTTCCATGCATCTTTCGTGAAGAACATTTTGATAAGCTCTTTCTAAAATTTCAAACAGCTCAAGCACAATAAGGTTATCAGACTATGAATAGTAGAATTAAGCTAACACTTGATGTAACAAAAATGGATAAAGACGATATGTATAGGATTGATCTTGAAGACAATCCTCATTGTGAATTCTATGTTTCACGAGAAAAAGGATTCGATAGTAAAGTATTCATTGACTTTAAATTGAATGAAGAAGATTATTTGGAGCACATTACAAAACCAAAAGTGTATTGGATAGAGCCTTCTACAGAATCAGAAGTTAATATGCTTATCGTTAAGCTATTCAATAAACTTGGATATAACTTCTGGCATGCTGTGTATAGTAGTATTCGTGATCGTAGTGGTATTTATCGAGATGGTATTTATCGAGATGTTATTGCAGCTTGGGAAGAAGATTTGTCTTCTAATAATAAAAAAATGCTTTACACGAATATACCGGGTCCATCTCATGCATCGTATGATATTAGAGAAATCAATATCAATGAACTCATTTACATGGTAGAGCAAAGACATGAATCCCAGTAAACCATTTGCTATAATCTTTAACGGGCCTCCTGGGTCCGGTAAAGATTACATCTGTAAAGAGTTGGTTGCAACTGATGAGCCTGTCTTTCATAAAGAGTTTAAGCATCGACTCTATATGCTCACTATGAATATCTATGGAATTTCTCCTGACGTATTTTGGGAAATCTATAATGATCGTGAAATGAAAGAAAAACCATTAGATGTCTTTGGTGGTCTATCTGCTCGTCAAGCAATGATCAAAGTATCAGAAGAATGTATTAAGCCAGCATTCGGTAAAGATTACTTTGGTTTAGCTGCAGCTAATAGCATGATGCCTGGTATGAATGTTTTCTCTGACGGCGGATTCTTAGAAGAGATTGAACTGGTGTATGATGCCACTAAAGGACAAATGCTAATTATTCGTCTTTACTCTCCTAGTTGTGATTTCAGTTCTGACTCTCGTAGTTACATTCAACAATTTAAAGATGTTCCTATTGTTGATGTCTATAATGATATGACATCGCAATTTGAAAATTCGTGTATTGAAGCAATTATGAAACACGTAAGAAAACAACCAGACGGCAATTATAGACTACAAAGGATAAAGTAATATGTTAAAAACGAAAACAGAGTATGGATTTGAAGTTGAGCTTGTTGCTGATAGCAAATCAAACGATGATAAACGTATTAGTACTTTTGTTCTAACATATCCACGATTCATTCATGCTGAATTAATGACACATCGATTATTTACACGAAATGCTATGAGTAGTCGTGCTGTTCCTGTTAATAAGATGATTGATCACATTGAAAAGAATATAGCAATGCCTGTTCATTGGGGTAAGAATCAACCAGGAATGCAAGCGAAAGAAGAGCATGATGAAGAAGTATGCATTGATCTAAACTGGATTCTTAGCGGGCTTCATTACAAATTGCCAAAAGTTCGAGCATGGGAAGAAGCGATGCGTTTCGCGGTGTCTGTGGCACGTGGCTTTTCAGATGCAGGTTACCACAAACAAATTGTGAATCGTATTCTAGAGCCATTCCAGTTCATTCGAGTGGTGGTTACTGCAACTGAGTGGGATAACTGGTATTGGTTACGAGATCATGCAGATGCACAGCCAGAAATTAAACATCTTGCTCAAGAAATGTTAGCACTACATAATGAATCTACTCCACAATATTTGTCTCATGACAGTTGGCATACACCTTTCTATGGATCTGGATTCTGGACAGAAGATAAAGATGGTGTTGATTTCTTTGGTGTAACTCTTGAAGATGCATTAAAGATTAGTTCAAGTTGCGCTGCTCAAGCATCCTTTCGTAAAGCAGATGAATCAATTGAAAAAGCAAGAAACATTTATCAGCGTCTCGTTGAATCTGAACCTGTGCATGCGTCTCCTTTTGAGCATCAAGCAACGCCAGTTGAATATGCGAATATTCAAGATATTGCTGAACTTAAAAATGAAGTTGGTGCTACTCACATTGACATACACGGAAATGTTTGGTCAGCAAACTTTATGGGATGGATTCAAAATCGGCAGTTAATCAAAAATAACGCAAGTTGGAACTATGAGGGTTTAAATGAGTCAAAGTAAAATTGGATCAATCGTAGAGCAAGTCATTAATATTAGTAGTGGCTTTGTTCTTGCGATGATCATCTTTCAGTTTATTGTGATTCCATTTTGGGATTTACAAATTGGTGTGGCAGAAAACTTTTGGATTGCATGCATTTATACAACTGCATCATTGATTCGTAGTTATTTGTGGAGACGATTCTTTAATTGGTGGGATTATCATGAAGGCAAAGAAAAGACAATTGCTTTCTTTGCAAGGATCAGAGATAAATTTAAAACAGTTCTTCAAGTGATAGACTGATAGTAGAAAGAAGGGATCGCTTGATCCCTTCTTCTTTTATTTGATTTTCCATGCTGTGGCTTTTGAACCTTTCTGCCAACGAGCAAGTGGTAAGAATACTGCAAGTTCCCAACTGCTTGGTGGAATCTTAATAAATGATGATTTGATTTCTGATAACTTATACATCTTGACTGAATGCTCAAAATACTTTGAACCAGACAGCCCCTGCAATACCTTCCAACTAATCTTCAGTTTAGTTGACTCATCATATCTTTTTCTATTACGAGTTTTGATCAATGCTTTCATTGCTGTAAATCGAGCAGCAGGTGGAAGATAGTGTAGATTGATACCTAGCATATACTTCTGACCGTTCTTTGCTGTAAACTCGTCCCATGGAAAGATAAGTGGAAATCTATCCCATACAGGAAGTGTATCTTTATGTATTGCATCATACTCAAAGAAGTACATTGAACCTGGAATAACTTTCTGTCTCCAAAGACTTCTATCACGAAACATTCTAGCCGTACGTACTCTATTAAAAGAACGTGGCACATACTGGCTAAACCACTTCAACGACTTTTCTGTATTACGGCGATTAGCATCTTCATTATTTTTATAGAAAGACTTCTCGATACTTTGAAGAATATTGAGTTCTGTCTTAGTTGTGTTTTGAAGATCACCGTCATCAGTTGTCTTTTTCTTTGTCATGTAATAAATCCAGATAAATAGTAAGGTATATTCATATTTATTAAACGAGATTCAAATGGCAACATTTCAAGAACATATTGCATATTTAGCAAAGAATGGTTTGGCAAGAACAAATCGATTTCAAGTCATTATTCCTTTGCCACAAAAGCTATTAGATAAAACATCAAATACCAAACAAGATAAAACAAGTTCTTTCTTTGGTTCTGATGTCATTCAAACTATTAGTTCTTTTGTCGGCGGTGGTACGGCTGAGATTTCTCGTGGCCTTGATATTATGGTTGAGTCAACTGACATTCCCGGAAAGAATCTAGTCACTACTGAAATCAAATACAATGGTGATTATTACAAACTTCCATACGGTGTTGTCTACGAAGCTCAATCATTTACATTTAATGTCTCAAGAAATATGTATGAAAAGAATATCATTGATGAGTGGATGAATATAATCTTTGATCCTATTAAGCATACGATAGGATACATGGATGATTATGCAACAACCATTACGATTAATCAAATGGATGAGCAAGATAATATTGTTTATTCTATTCAATTGAAAGATGCTTTTCCAACAATGTGTAATCCTGTTACGGTTTCAAACGAAGAACGAGATTCATTTGTTAAGCTAACAACAAACTTTATGTTCAAACGCTGGGAACGAGTAGGCGAGCAGGGTTCAGATGACCCTGGTGTGAGTTCTCTGACACAAACTCCGCTTGGACCTATAGTAACACCAATACTATCAAATCCTGCTGTACAGGGTGCTATAACATCTCTAGAAGATCAGACTGGTTTAGACTTAGATGGGGAAGCTGCAAACATTTACAATCAAGTAGACAATATAGTGAAAGGATCAACCGGAACAGATTCAAATAAGATTGCTTCTTATGTTGAACAAATGAAAGCTCAAGTATCTATAAATGGTAACATTACAGAGACTCAAAAGGGTCAACTGGTCAATAAATTCAATGACGTTGTGTCAAAGCTAAGAGGTTAATAGAGTATGAGTCTACCAAAGATTAGTGTACCGTATTACAAGCATCATTTAAAAGGTATTGATAAAGAGATTAAGTATCGTGGATTTACTGTACGCGAGCAAAAAGTTTTATTGCATGCAAAACAAGAAGATACACCTGAGCAAGAAATTGATGCTGTAAAACAAATCGTAGAAGCATGTACTAATAACCAGTTAAATGTAGATGATCTTCCGTTCTTTGATATTGAAGATCTGTTTCTACGTATTCGTGCTAAGTCAGTCGGCGAACAGATTGATGTTTACTTTAAAGACTATACAGCAGAAGACAAATCTCTGAAGATTACAATTGATCTAAACAAAGTCAATGTAACATTTCCAGAAGATCATGACAAGATCATTATGATTGATGATGACCTCGGAATGAAAATGAAATATCCGTCATTCAATTCTATCTCAAAAGAGATGGGTGATTTTGATATGATCAAAGAATGCATCGATGCTGTTTTTCAAGGTGATGAAGTATTTGCATTCAATGATAACACTGAAGTAGATAAAGATGAATTCATTGATGACTTTGATAGCGGTGTCCTATTGAAGATTCGAAAGTTCTTTAAGACAATGCCGCGTATTCGATATGAACAAGAAGTTACATTGTCAGACGGAACTAAAGATAAGATCAAGTTAGAAGGAATCAAAGATTTTTTTCAATAGCGCTCAGTCATGAGGACCTCTTCAGCTATTACAAAAACAATAGCAGGATGCTCTTTAGATTGAGAGGCGAATTTGAACAATTGATCACTCTAACAGAGCTAGAAGATATGATGCCGTTTGAAAGACAAGCATACTTCCTATTGATTGAGCAGAGACTAAAACAACGAGAACAAGAAAAGGCTAAGAAAAAATGAGCATGGGCAATAACAAAGCTTTAAAACGAACATTAATGGATGTTCGTAAAATGAGACGAGATGTTAAGATGCGTAAGGAGACTGATCCTGAAGTCGTATCACAGACTCTTGAAACAATTCTCAAAGAAGCTGTTGCATTATCTTCTACAGATGATGGAGCAATGAGCAAGGCTGCGCTGAAAGAGCTGTCTCAAGTTCGACGTGCTCTTGTAGCTCAACAAGTAGACGCTGGTGCTAATACTACTAAATTCATTGGTGCATATTCGGCTGTACTTGATAACGCTGAAAGTGTAACACAAGAAGTAAGTAATCAGTCTAAAGAGCAAAGAGATGAAGTGATGTCATCTTTCCAAGACTCACTTCCATCATCTGAGACAATTATTTCTTCTATCATGACAGCCAACCCAATTTTTGGTTATGGTCTTAAGATGACACGTGATCTTGTTAGTGGTGCTAAGAAACATCAGAAAAATGCTCGTGAAAGATCAAAGAAAGAAAATGAGATGCGTCTTGAAAGACTTAAAGAGCAAGAAAGATTGATCGATGAGCAATTCAGTACTAATGATATGCAGAAGGAAAATGCAGAAGCCCAACAGAAAGAACGCAAAGGTCGTAGGAAAGGAATTTATGCTGATGCACTAGAGGGTATCAGAGATGAAATAAAGGTCTTAACTGAATACCTTAATGGACAAACAGATAGTCTGGAACAAGTGTCTAGAGAGACTTCTGAGAGCTCTGAGAGTTTAGAAAGGATCACAGAGAACGATCAGAAGATGATCGAGCTTGAAAGAGAAAAAACCGAAGGAGCTGGATTACGTAGACAAGAGAAATCATTTGAAAGTGGTGGTGATTCTGGTCTAGACATTGACGGTGTACCTAAAGCAGAAGTAGATACAGAGGCATCAGACTTTGGGCTTGCTGGACTATTAGGTGGACTCTCTGGTGGTATCGCTGGAATCGCAGCTACTCTATTGACTCCATTTAAAAGCATGTTTACATTCTTAAAGTCGGGTGGCAAGCTGTTAATGAAGTTCGGTAAGTTTGGGCTTGTCTTTGCTGCACTAAAAGGTATCTATGATTTCATCGATGGAGTATTCAATGCAAGTGAAATCCTAGGAAGAGAAGATGTTGACTGGAAAGATCGTGTCAAGGTAGGTATTGGTAATGTTCTGTCAGGACTTCTTGAACCAATTAATTGGATCACGGAAAAAATCTTTGGTGTTGATCTTATAGGTGGAAAGTCAAGAGACGAAATGACTAGAAAGTATTTTGACTTCTTCGATAACTTTACAGAGAATGTGTTTGGTATGGCTAAGTGGATATTTAACATCATCACTGATAAGATTTCAGAAATTGCAGAATCTCTAACAGGATTCATTAAAGATCTTACTCCTGACTGGGTTAAAGATTTAGTCAGTGATAAAGAACTCACTCCTGAAGAAAAACAAGCAGAAGAAGCACGTGATGATTTAACTAGATTAAGACAAGGTGGAACTGTTTCTAAACCTGAGATGAAACCAGAAAAAGAACAACCAAAACCAATTAGTTCAGAAGCAGCAGCACGTGCTGCTGATGCTATGGATAAGAATTCTGCTGAGTCAGTACAAGGTGGAGGAAACGGTGGAGGGAATTTGAATACGTTTGCTCCAGTATCGAGCAATAAGTATATGAACTCCCATCAGTATGTTGGAAATTCATCAAGTGAAAATAGAGAACCTACTGCCCGCAGATTCTCTCAAATGAATAGTTTCTTTTCATACGGAAACTAAGTTCCACGAGTTCCCCAATGAGGCATCTTGAATCCGTTCTTGCATGCCTCATTGGAGAATTCTAAATAAAGATTCCAAAGACTATGATCACCATCAAAGAATTGATATCTTGCTTCTTCTTTTGGAATCGCACACATCAAATTCCAGAATGTTCTTCCGTCTTCTCCAGCTTCATTAAGAGCATCACAGCAACGATATAAAACAGAATCTTCAAATCCGTCTACAAAGCCGGTGATCTTAAGGTGATTAAGAGTTTCTTCAATAACTTGTTTAGATTTACTCATGATTACATCTCACTCATCTTCTGCGAATAAAGGTTTACACGGATGTAAAC